CTTATCGTCCTTACCTTCTAAACTTAGAATAGTTCTAGAAGTACTTAAACGATTGCATGTACCTGGTACTAGAACACTTGTGTTTGCAGGTTCTATTGAACAAGCAAATAGAATTGGAGGAAAAGCAGTATATCATTCTGGAAGTACTAGAGAAGGTCTTGACAACTTTCAGAATAAAACAAGTGATCTTTTAGTTGCTGTAAAAGCATTGAATGAAGGTAAAAATCTTACTGAACCTGACTTAGGTATTATAGCTCAGATTGATTCTGTAGATAGAAACTTAATCCAGCGTATCGGTAGGTTAGTTCGTATCAGGTATAATAAAATGGATCACAAAGCTCAAATTATTATCATAGTAACTATAAACACTGCTGAAGAAAGATGGTTTAACACTGCTATTGCAGACTTTGAAACTAGCAGAATCAAACAGTATATAGTTCATATTCAACCTTTAAATACATAAGAATGGAGTTTCATGAAATCATGAGCTGGTTAGTAAAAGAACAGTTTATAACCTTTCACAAGGGTAAGCCAATCTTTACACCCAAAGCTCACAAACAATTACAAGTGACTACGATAGTTCCTTTTAAAACAGACGTACCTCCTCCGCCTCCACCACCGACAGCTTCAGTAGTTTTATCAAAAACAAGTACTGCAGGTGACTGGACTAGAGGGTATCAGAACTTTATTGTTGAATGTAACATCCCTGATAGATGCTTTGGCCCATCAGGAGATCCTTACTCAATTAACAAGTACTCGGAAGAAGGTATGAAAGCGTTTAAAAAAGCAATTTCTGAAGGTTATCAATACGACATTTTAAAATTAACTGTAACTTTGTATTACAAGAACACAGTCAGAATGAAGAAAGCTATTGGCAACTACATGAGTAGTGGAGAATGGCGTACTGACTACGACAGATTACTTTTGGAACATTCAAAAGGTAATATTAAGCAACATTTAAACAACGAAACAAATAATGTCAAGAAATCACGCAATTCCTTTGGTAGAATTAAACTCTCAGCCCTCCCCGAATTGGGACACATGGCAAACACTACCAAAGAACCACTTCATATCCCAAGTCCACCAGGGTCTACTGGGTGTTAATTCTGGCCTTCTTACAGGATTGCCTGAGGTTGATGCAGTTACTAATGGTATTCAAAAAGCCACTTATTATTTAGTGGGTGCAGATTCAAACATTGGTAAAACAACTTTTACTGACTTCTATTTCGTACTGTGCGGATGGCTTAGAGCTAAGCAAGAAAACAGACCTTTTAAAGTTTTCTACTATTCTCTAGAGGTTTCAAGAACTAAGAAAATTGCTAAATGGGTTTCGTTTTACATTAAGATTAAACACAATGTAGAACTTCCAATGGATTTAATGCTAGGTAAAATACCTAGTCTTAAGATGACTCCAGAGCAATTAGAATTGGTAAAAGAAGGTTATGACTTCGTGTACTCAATGCTAGCAGACATTGCTATTATTGATAAAAGTACTCATCCAACTGCTATCTTTAACACAATGGTAGATTTCTACAGTGCTTACGGTACTATAGAAAGGGCTGCTGTTACGGAGGCTGACAAGAAGAAAAACAGAAAAGGCAAAGTAATTGGATTTACGCCTACAATGGAAGTTCCTATTACTCTTTTAGTAATAGACCATCTTTCGTTGCTTGACGAGGAATCTAATCTTACGCTAAAAGGTACAATAGACAGAATGAGTAAAGAAGCTGTTGTACTTAGAAATCTGTTTGAGACTTCTCCAGTATTCATACAACAGTTCAGTACTGATTTGTTAAGTACTAAACGTGAGTCTGTAGCTCGTAGAGGTAGTAAAGACGCAGAAGGTTTAATTACTCCTACAAGACTAGATTTTGGCGACAGTAAGTATACTTTCAGAGATGCTGATTTGGTATTTGGCTTAGTAAAACCTTTTCAATTTGATGTATCAGAGTACAGGATGATTAACACTAGTTCTGTTTTAAACGGTGGTTTAGGAGATTTCTTTCTTCTTAATTACTTAATTAAAAACAGAGACGGTGCAGTGGGTCTAGACTTTCCTCTGTTTATGAATCCAATTGGCAATGTGTTTTACGACTTTCCAACAGAAGTAGGTAGTGAGTACCCATGGTATGCAGAAGCCGCCAGGTTATCTGTAATTTATGAACAATTAAAACAATATAAAACAAATGGCTAACGTAGTTATGATCGTAGGTGAAAGCGGTACTGGTAAAAGTACTTCTTTAAGAAATTTAAACCCAAAAGAAACGTACATTATCAATTGTGCGGGTAAGCCACTTCCTTTCAAAGGATCTAGTGCTGCTTATTCTTTAGACAACAAGAACAAATACGAGAGTGCAATCTCCGGAACTATTCTTGGTGTACTTGATCAAATAGAGAAAGCGCCGCATATCAAAAATGTGATCATAGATGACGCAAATTTTGTAATGACGGACATGTACTTTGAGAAAGTACAAGAAACTGGTTATGGTAAGTTTACTCAAATTGCTAGAGCATTTCAGTCAATCTTGGCGAAAGCGAAAGTAATGAGAAACGACATAAACATCGCAATTATGATGCATGAGGAAAATGAAGTTTCTAATAGCGTCGTGATTGCAAAAAAAGATAAAGACCGTTGGTAAAATGGTAGATGACCAATACAGCCCCCAATCTGTAGTGTCAATTGCTCTTTACACATCAGTGTCTTTTGACAAGGAAAGTAGACCTACTTACAATTTCGTAACCAATCGAACATTGATAAATGGTATCACTATTCCAGCAAAAAGCCCACAAGAGATGTTTGAGGATTTGTATATCCCTAATGATCTTGCGGTAGTATTCCAAAAAGCTAGAGAATATTACGGAAATTAATTAAATTTTTAAAACACAGTAGAAACATGTTAGAGTTTTTAACGAACATCGGAGCGACAGAAATCGCAGCAAAGGCAACTAAATCAGTTGAGAAAAAACAGAGAAATCCAGAACCTTCGTTCATGGGTATTAGAGTGTGGAAAGATGGTAGTATTTACCCTTCTGTAGCTTTAGTTTCAAAGTATAACTTAGAATTTGTAAAAGCTACAGTTACACAAGAAGACGTAGTTAAGAATGGTGTATTACAAACTGATGATGCTGGACAGCCATTAAAACGTAAAGTACTTTCATACCCTGGTGATACTTCAAACGGTATCGACATTATGAACAGTGCTGATTGGACTCAGAAACAAAACTGGGGTAGCAATCCAGATTTAATCTTAGCTGCTATTTCTCCAAAAAGATCTGGTAAAGTAGACTTATTTGCTACTTGTACTACAGAAGAAGATGGTAGTCCAAAATTATCAGTACTTGAACAAGGTGCTGCAACTTTTGGTAAAGAATCTTTACTTCCTTTAGTTGCGTCTGTATACAATGCAGTACCAAACGAAGAAGGATTTATTGATTTGGAATTTGTAGAAGCATATCCATTACACCAAGTAGTATCTAACAAAATCTTTATGTTCCCTAAACGTATTGTGCGTGGAGAAGATAAAGGTAAGTTAGAATATGTACGTCGTGAGAATGTATCATTGTTCCCTCTTGTACCAGCTTCAGCAAGTACTAAACAAGCAGAAACTACAGTAGATACAACGTTGGCTGATGTTCCAACAGTAGATGCTACAATTTCTGAAGAAGGTGCTGCTATCTTAGCTGCAAACGAAGACAACACAAGTGCTAACTAAAATTTAGCCAGTCTGATTTTTATCTCCTGAGAGGATAGCTTATCTTTGGGTTTAAAATTTAAAATATGATCAAAATAGGAATTAATGAAGGTGTTATCCTTCGTAAAACTGAAATCGTAGAAAAGGACGGAAAGTACACT